GCCACCGGCAAATTCCTCAGCGTGTACGCGTGCCAGCTCGACTTCGAGGATGGCCCGGTCTACGCGCACACGGGGACCGGTGACCTGGTGATCGGCGGCATCACGTATCTGGGGGTAGGGCAGTTCGGTGAGGTCGGGCAGTCGCAGGAGAGCGACAACTCGAACTCGCCCATGTCCATCGACCTGGCCCTCACCGGCCTGGACAGCTACATCATCACCGAGACCAACATTCGTGGATGCCGGGGTCGATCCGGCAAGCTGATGTTTGTGGTGTTCGACGAGCTGGGCAACTATGCCGCCGACATCCTGTTTTCCGGCCGCATGGACGCAGCCACCTTTTCCTACGCCGGAAACGGTGAGGATGGCAACAAGATCACCGTCCCGATCGTTGACCGGATGGCCGAGTGGAGCCGCACCGGCACCGAGCGGTTCACCGACGAGAACCACCGGGCCCGCCACGAGGGCGACCGGTTCTTCTACGCCATCGCCCAGATGTCCGAATGGCCCATCTACTGGGGCTCCAAGAAGGACGCCCCGACGTTCACCTACGAGAAATAGCCATGCGCTACCGAGACTGGACCACACGCCTCAGCGAAGTGATCAAGGCCGCCTTAGAGCGGCCTTTTTCATGGGGCGAATTCGACTGCTGCCTGTTCGCGGCGGACTGCGCGGTAGCGGTGTGCGGTACCGACCCGGCCGAGGCGTATCGCGGTACCTACAAGACCGAGGCGGGGGCGAAGCGGGCGCTGAAGAAGCAGCACGGAAGCCTTGAGGCGGCATGGGATGCCTGCTTCGCCCGGGTTGCGCCGGCATTCATCCAGCGCGGTGACATTGCCATGTACGAAGCGCCCGGCGGCCGTTCTATGGCCGTGTACTGGGCAAACGAATTCTGGTCGACCACTGACGCCGGGGTGGCCCGCGTGGTGTGCGACCCGCTTGCAGTCTGGAGAGTTGAATAATGTCCGGTGGCGTCAGGAAGATTGCTCAAGTCGCCGTCGGCGCGGTCATTGGCTTCGTTCAAGGTGGCCCGGTGGGCGCCGCCATTGGTGCCGGCCTGGCGTTCTACATGGCCGAGCAGCAGGAAAAGCTGAACACCAAGTCGCCGATGCGCGACAACGAGCCGTCGGCCCAGACCGTCCGCTCCTCCAAGGCGCCTGCGCGCTTCATCCTTGGCCGGGTCAGCACCGGTGGCGTGCTGGTCTGGGCGCAGGAGCAGGCCGGTGACCAAACCGATGGCGAGTGGCTGCACCTGGTCTACGTCCTCTGTGAAGGCCCGGTCGACGCCCTGGAGAACATCTACCTGGGCGAGGAGGAGATCGCCAGCTACGGTGAGCATGCCTCCTATGAACTGGTCGTCAACCCGACCCAGGTGAACGCCTTCCTGAAGGCAAACTGCCCTGACTGGAAAGACGAGCAGATCGGCCGCGGGCTGTCGTTCGTACGCCTCTCGCTCAAGTACAGCGCCGAGAAATTCCCGTCCGGCATCCCTGACGCACGCTTCATCGTCCGTGGCCGCAACGATATCTACGACCCGCGTACCGGGATGTCCATCTACACCGAGAACACCGCGCTCCACATTCTCTGGTTCCTGCGCAACCGCTGCGGCGTGCCGGACGATGAGATCGTGTTCGAGACGTTCGCCAGCGGCGCCAACATCTGCGATGAATCGGTCGCCAACCCTGATAACACCACCAGCCCGCGCTATCGCAGCAGCTGCGTGATCGGCGCCGACGAGCAGCGCACCAACGTGCTGCAGAAGCTCGAGGCTGCCTGCGGCGGCCGGACAATCCGCGTCGGCGGGCGCTGGATGTTCCAGGCCGGGGCCTACTACGGCCCCTACGACTTCGAGGTCACCGAGGACATGGTGATCGGCACCATCACCGGCAGCACCGAGCCGACCAATGACGCCGCGATCAACACGGTGCGCGGCACCTTCATCGACACCTCGCAATCGTGGACAGAGACCGATTACCCCGAGGTCAGCGTTGCCGAATGGGTGGTCGAGGACGGCGGGGAGGCGGCTGAAACGCTGACCTTCTCCTACGTCACGGATGCCTATCAGGCCCAGCGCCTGGCGAACATCGAGCTTCGCCGCCGGCGCGCGGGTGGCACCATCAGCATTCCCATGAATTTTCTGGGCTACAACTGCCGCCCTGGTCGCGCTGTGCGCGTGAACCTGCCATCGCTGAACATCCTGGGCGAGTTCATCGTCACCAACTGGAGCATGGGCGCTGACCAGGGCTGCACCGCCCAGCTGCAGCAATACGATGCAGGGCAGTTCGACGATGCCGTGGGCCAGCCGTACAACCCCATCGGCTTCATCAACCTACCGACCGGTGGACTGGGCAGTCCTACCAACCTGACCTGGGTGCCCGACGAGACTGCCGAAGTCACCCAGGGCGTGCTGAGTTGGACGCAGCCGGCGGGCATTGTCACGGGTTATGCGGTCACGATCCGTCAGGGTGGCACTGCAGTGCAGGCCCAGCAGGCGCCAGAGACTACTTTGCAACTGCCGGTTGCCGGTCTGCCTTCGGGCAACTACACGATGAGCGTGGCTGCGCTTGGCCCGCTGACCCGCTCCGGCGAGGCCAGCATCACCGTGAACATCGATGGCCCACCTATTCCCGAGGCGTGCACGGTGCAGTCAACGATCGACACCATCACGCTGTTCCCAAGCAACGTGCAGCACGGGCTGAACGGAGGCACCTACGAGTACTTCTACAGCGAAGACCCACAGGCTCCCGCTGCGCAGGCAACATACCTTGGGCAGGGCCTCAGCCTGACCCATACCGGCCTGGCGTTCTTCACCAATTACTTCTACTTCATCCGCTCCCGCAACGCTTACGGGGTCAGCGGCTTCCTGAAGATCGCCGCGTCCACGTCGAACGACGTCACTGCCATGCTGGAGGCTCTGGCGGGACAGATCGAAGAAACACAGCTCAGCCAGCACCTGCAAACGGAAATCGAAAAGATCTCCAGCGATGCGCCTGGGTCAGTCAACGATCGAATCAACCAAGCCAAGCAGGAGCTGGAGGACTTGATCGGCGACATCACCGACCCACTCGAGTATGTCGCAACCCAGGCTTACGCCAAGAACGATACCGTTCGCTCAGGCCAGCGCCTGTACCTTGCAATTACTGCGGTACCGGCAGACGCAAACGGTGGGAACTCGCCGCCGAACCCAGCCTACTGGACAGACATAGGCAGCATCGCTGAAACCGCAAACGGCCTGGCCAGCGCGGTGAGCAAGAACACCAGCGATATCGGCGTCATCGACGGCAAGCTCACCTCTCAAGCGTCGATGTTGCAGGCTGTACAGGCCGCTTACCGCGAGGACGACGGGGAGGGGGATCTTTCCGACGCCATCGACGGGTGGAATTCCAAGGCGACCTTCGCGCAGGAAGTGCGGACCAGGGCAAGTGAAAATCTTGCGATGGTCGAGCGCATCACCAAGTTAGATGCTGACGTAGGAGAAAACAGCGCGACGCTCGGTGAGTTGGAGCGAGTTGTGGCCACCAATGAGGAGGCGTCTGCCACCCGATTCACGACGCTTGAAGGCCGGGTTGGAGAGAATGAGGCAGGTCTGTCGCAGGAGGAAGTGGCCAGGGCCGACGGAGACGAGGCGCTAGCGGAGCGCATCGGGCTTATGGAGGCAACCTATGTCACTCCACAGGCTGATCGGGATGACAACGGAGAAGGCGATCTTGCGGGTGCGATGAAGTCGTGGGAGAGCACGGCAAAAATTGCCGATGAGTCCCGTGTTCGCGCTACTGCTGACGAAGTCCAGGCTCGTCGATCGGAGACCCTGGAGGTATCGATTGCTCAGACCAATGCCAGCGTGCAAACGATCAGTCAGGCCCAGGCAACGCTTGACGGCAAGGCCAGCGCCATGTGGGCGGTCAAGGCGCAGCTTACTGCCCAAGGGCAGTACATTGCCGCCGGCATTGGCCTCGGCATCGAAAATGGACCGGCGGGCCTGCAAAGTCAGTTTCTGGTGTCCGCTGACCGCTTTGCTGTCGTGAATGGATTGGACGGCACGCTTTCGTCGCCTTTCGTGGTGCAGAACGGCCAGGTCTTTATCAACCAGGCCTTCATCAACACGGCCTTCATACAGCAGATCATCCTTGGAATGACGCTGCGATCGCAGGCAGTGGATTCGCAGGGGCGCCCTCTGATCGAACTGAACATGGTCAACGGCACCTTCACGCTGCGTGGCCAGGATGCAAGCGGAAGCCTCCTGATCAACAACGGCGGGGTCTACGTCTACGACGCCAATAGCATCGAACGAACTGCGGTGGGGAGGATGACCCAATGACGGACGTGTACGGCCTTCGGACGCGAGATGCGTCCGGGGCCATCACCCTGGACACCACCATCACGCCGATCCGCTCGCTGAAGATGATGCAGGTCGTCGGCAATAACGCCTTCGACCAGTACATCGCGATACCGGAGATCCAGGCAGCATCCTTCGTCGTGGTTGATGCGCTGTTTGACGGCGGTGACAACACGTGGAGCCCTCCTGCCTGGGCAACGTCAGGGCAGCTGCAGCTGCGACAGCCTGGCACCAGGACCTGGCAGGTAATGATCCTCTCGCAAGGTGGTGAGTCATTCTCTGCAGCTGGCAGCTACGGCATAAGGGCGGCAAACAACAACATTCGTACACAGATCGACTCGATCAACCGGGTGCTCAGCGTGCGCTACAACGGACGCATGAACATAGGGTTCCAGGGGCCTGGCAGCGGAACTCAAATCCAATACGGAACTGTGACGTTTCCTCAGCCTGTCACCACTTATGAGCGTCCGCTGATCTTCCTGAATGCTGACAATTACATGATGGTGGGAAGCTTCTTCGTCACCGGTTCCCCCGGAAACTGGACGGGCTTCCGCATCAAGGCCTACAACAACCAGCCAGCGCACGGCAGCGTTGCGTTGAACCCGATGATGATCAACTGGTTCTGTGCAAGCTACATGACGCCGAACACGCCTGTGGATACGTACGGAGCTTCAGTGCGAGATGCTGCGGGCAACCGGACTTTCGTGACATCCGCGAACCTGGCCCTGCTGAACAGCCAGCCAGTTAACAACTCATTCGTGACAGCAGGAATACCCATCACCGGGACAGGTTATTACGCCTCGCCGGCACAGATGGCCTGGACCGGGAATTATGCTGACTACGTCCTCGCCAATGCTTTGTTCTCTGCAACCAACGTCGTTCAAACCACCCAGCCATTCCGGGCAAATTACGGTGGATTCCTGCCTGGAAGGCGCGACGTGCTGCAGATGTACTGCGAGAACTTCGACGGTATCAACGCGCTCAGCGTGAACGGTCGAACCCTCTTTGCATCCCGCCCAATGAAACCACTTTGAAAGGAAACATGCATGCCATGGTACAGAACAGGCACGGTCGCGATCACGGCTGGCCAAACGTCGGTGGTCGGCACGAACACTGACTTCGCCGCGAATGCCAGGGTGGGGGATGCCTTCCAGGGGCCTGATGGCCGCTGGTATGAGGTGGCCAACATCGCGAGCGCTACGGTGCTGAGCATCCTGCCGGCCTACCAAGGGGCTACCGTATCCGCTGGCGGGTATGGCCTGGCTCCCATGCAGGGCTACGTCAAAGACTCGGCAGATGCATTACGAGCCATCGTCAACCAGTACGGCAACAAGCTGGCTGCTCTCGGCACTACGGGCAACTATGACGTCTTGCCAGTTGCAAAGGGTGGCACCGGGGGCACCACGGCGTCGGATGCTCGTTCGGGACTGGGCCTTGGAACTGTGGCAACGGAATCGATTGTCCCAGTCGCGAAAGGTGGCACTGGCGGCGCTACAGCTGCTGCGGCGAGGGCTGGACTTGAACTTGGCACCGCTGCAGTGGCGAATCTTGGATTAACACCAGGTCAGGTGCCGCGCGCCGAAGCTCTTGGCTATGCGCAAAACTCATCGTCAACGAAAAATTGGTACACAGACTTGGATCAGGGATTTGATCCAGTCCTTTATGCCCCAGGCGCGCCGAACGCTCCTACTGGAGGCACTGGCTACTGGTACAAGCAAACCATCCGATTCGGCACCGGTGGCAACCGCTTGATGATCGCCTGGCCGTATGGGCTTGCCGGTATCACGGGGACCATCAAGATGTGGTCGGTGTATAACGGCGAGGTCACTCCCATGATCGAGCTCTATCACACTGGCAATACCACCCGAGCCGCTGACGGCACACTGAAGGCGATCTGACCATGGCAAGAGCAGCAATCAACATCAAGGGCGATGGCTCAATCCTCGACATCACGTCGCTCGGCAAGGCTGATATCACCGTCGGGCACCCTGGCCCCGGACAGTATCTGGTGGGCGGCACGTTGGGCATGTGCCCGCCGCCAGAGGGCTGGGGCTACGTGATAAACCAGATGGATGCAGCCGCATCGGTGGCCACCAGCTTTGCCGATGGCGTGCTGGTGGTGAGCGTGGCCAAGGACGATGAGCCGGCGGACCTGTTGCACAGCATCACCCTGCATGTGTTGGTGGAAGAGGCGCCGCTGCCGACTGAGCCGTTGCCGCCCGAGCTGGTACCAGCCGATCCGTTGCACCAGGCGCAGGAAGGAGCGGCCAAGCTGCGAGCGATCGCCGATGCCGCCATCGCGCCGCTGCAAGATGCTGTCGATCTGGAGGAGGCGACCGAGGCAGAGATTGCGCTGCTGAAGGAGTGGAAACGCTTCCGGGTTGCGCTAAACCGCCTGCCCGAGCAAGCAGGCTATCCCGAGACCATCGAGTGGCCCTCGCCGCCGGCCTGATCTGGCCGCACGACCTGCCGCCCCTCGAACACCACCGACCGCCGCCTGGCGGTATTTTTTTGCCTGGAGAAAACCCATGACTCAATCCCAGCCCAGGGGCATCCGTAATCGGAACCCCGGCAACATCGATTTCAACCCGCGCAACGACTGGCAAGGCCAGATCGGCAAAGAACCTGGTGGCCGCTTCGCCATCTTCGACACGCCCGAGAACGGCATCCGCGCCTTGGGCAAGCTGCTCATCAACTACCGCGGCAAGGACGGTATGCCCGGCGTAGGCGGGAAGGGCATCGACACGGTGCTGGAAACCATCAACCGCTGGGCGCCGAGCAACGAGAACGACACCCAGGCCTATGCCTCGGCCGTGGCCAAGCGCATCGGCGTGAGCACCACTGACCCGATCGACATCCGAAACCCGGCCACGCTAAAGGAGATGGTGATCAGCATCATCATCCACGAGAACGGCAGCAATCCATACGCGCCGGCGATCATTGATGAGGGCGTGCGGAGTGCGCTGGCGTGACTGCCTGGTTGCTGCGAGCCGCTGGCGCCGGCCTGCTGATCCTGCTGGGTATGGTGGTTGGAGCCTGGGCCACCACCGGCCACTTCCGCCCGCTGCTCGATGACCAGCAAGACAAGGCCGCCCAGTGCGCCGCCGCACGCGACAACCTGGCGGGCCTGGCCACGGAGCAGGGTAAGGCCCTGGGCGACCTGGTCCTGGCCGCGAGTGCTCGCCAGGCCGCCGCCGAGCAAGCAGTGAGCGAGGCCAAGGCCAGTGCCGATCTCGACTACGCCGCAGCCAACCGGCTGCTGCAAGAGCGGACCGGCGGCGACCAATGCGCTGCCGCCACCTCGATCATCGACAAGGAGCTTGGCCTTTGAACGACAAGATCGACAGCAAAATATTCCAGAAAGTATTCCTGCTGGCCGGCCTGCTACTGACGGGGTGTGCGGCCAAGGCACCACCACAGGTCCAGTATGTGCGCGTCGAGGTGCCGGTGCAGGTGCCGTGTCGAGCGCCGGAGGTGTCGGTACCGGCCTGGGCGGCAGCCGGCCTGCGAAAGGCCGACAGCCTAGAGGTGAAGGTGAGGGCGCTCCTCGCTGAGCGGCGACAGCGAATCGGGTATGAAAAGGAATTGGAGGCGGCAAACTCGGCTTGCCGCTGACCTCCAGCAGCTCCGGCCCGGATGCCTACGCTTTTGCCCGAAGCCAGTCACCCCGCGCCGCCATGCTGCTCTCCGAGCTGTTCGCACGGGCTGATGCTCGACCGGGAGAGCTGGCGAAAGCTTATGACCAAGCCCGAATAGCGGGCCAGCTGTGCGAGAGATCCTATAATTCGCTGATCAACTGATCGGAGCGGGTAATGGAGAAGCGCACCTTTATCGGGATGATTGAGGCGGGAGAGCCCCTTTTGAAAGAGGCCCTGGATGCCATGCGTGCTTATCACCAGGCGCAGGATGAAGGGAAGCCCGCTGAGGAAGTCGAGCGGCTGCACCTCCTGGCCGAGTCCCTATTCCAAATGGTGTGCGATTACCAACTGCGTGTGGTGGCCAAAGCGCGTGGCCAGAAACTCCCGCCTCTCCACTGATGCCGCCGGCCGGTTATTGCCGCCAGCGCGATCTGGGTTATACGAT